GGTCCGGCTCAGTCACCATGGCAATGGGAAAACCAGCCCAGAGAAAACGGCAAGCTGCTGGTAGAGGCCACTTTACACGTCCAGCACCCCAAAACCTCACCGCTTTGAGAATTTCGCGGGGGTCAGGACCGAGGTTATCGGGACTCTGATAATTTTCTGGCCCCCGTGGCAGGGGTCAGGCAACGGGGCTGCCGCGGCGTTGCACCGAGGCTGCACGAGACCGATTTCCAAGCGTCATCACCAGCTTCCGCAGGGCTCCGTCATCGAGGTCGGACCAGTGGGAGGCGCCGAGGTCGCGGACGATGGCGGCGGTGTACTCAGCGGGGGCCAGCCGGGGAACCAAATACTCCAGGCGCCGGCGGTCGGCTCGCTCGGGATTCTCCCAGTCGAGCCAGGCGCCGACGTCGTCGGGGTCTTCCAGGACGCGCCAGAGGGCGAGGACCCGGTCGAGATCCCGGTTGGTCAGGGCCTTGCTTGGGCGGAAGGCGGTCAATGCCCTCCCGTGGCAGCCGTAGCGGAGGTCCCGGAGGTCCCATTGTTCGGCCCCGCGCTTCGCGGCGCAGACGGTGGCGAGGTCCTCGATCTCGTCCAGGAGCTGGCCGAGGCTGTCGGCCAAAGCCAGGGGCACCTGGCCGGTCCGGGTGGCGACTCCTCGGGACTCCTTCCACCAGCGAGCGGCCGCCCGGCGCCAGGCGGGGTGATACAGGCGGCGGAGCTGGGCGTCGGTCATCGCTAAAACGTCAGGCGGCGACCGCTGTCGCCAGCCGAACATCTGAGGTTTGCGTCAGGGCGGCGGTGATCAGTGCCCGCGAAAAACCGCACGGGACGGCGTTCCCAATCTGCTTCACGACCTCGGTCTTTGTTCCTGTGAACCGGTAGTCCCGAGGAAACCCCTGGGCGGCGGCCAACTCGTGCGGTTGCAACATCCGGAACCCAATCCGATCACAGTGGGCCTCAACCAAGGCAAACCGGTCATTGCAGGTCACCGTCGGCAAGGGCTCGGTTACTGGCCGGGCCTTCCCGTTCCCGTAGTATTCGACGACGAGCGAAATCGCTCCTGCGGTGGCCACGGTAGGGGCCGGCTCCGTCACAGGCCGCAACCTGCCGTCCGACTGCTGGGGCAAGAGATAGGCTACCCCCATGGCTCCCCCGCGGGCAGTGGTAACTGTCGGAAGCGGGCTGGATGCAGGAACGGTCCTTCCACCGTGCTCCATGGCGATCACAAAAGGCGCTCCGCCGTACCGATTGAGCCCCTCCCTGATTCGCGCAAGAGTCCTAGGCGCGAGAGGCCGGCTTCGCTCGGCCAAGGTTGGCGTCGGAATGCTCCAGTCGATGATCTCAGCGGCTGGACGCCACTTGGGCTTTCCAAAAAGGTCCGGTTTTGGGACATGCGTCGGCTCAGGCCAGACAATCCGGCGCCGGCCGCGGACAGCTTGGACAAACAATCGCCGACGGGTCGTCGGATCTCCGAAGTCGGCCGCGCACAACACCCGCCAGTCCACGACGTAGCCGATGGACGAGAGGGTCTGCACCCACGCCTTGAAAGTCTCGCCTTTCCGACCCTCCAGCGGCTTGCCGTTGGAACCAATCGGACCCCAATCCAGAAACTCCGGCACGTTCTCCACCATGACCACCGCGGGGCGAATGGCTTCGGACCATCTGGTGATGCACCAAGCTGTTGCCCGGGATTGATCGTTGATCGGGCGTCCACCACGCGCCCGCGAATGGCTCGTGCATTCCGGGCTTCCCCAAAGGACATCCAGCTCCCCCTCCCGAAACAGATGCCTTGGATTGAGGCTGTCCACGCTCGCGCAGACATGCCGGGCGGACGGATGGTTGGCGCTGTGGGTGGCGACGGCTCGATCCCAGTGATTCACCGCCGTCAGTTGCACCGAATAACCGAGACGCTCGGCTGCCTGGACGGCGCCGGTGGACGTCCCTCCGGCGCCACAGAACAAGTCGGCGATCACGAGACTCCGAAGGCTCATCCCTTCCTCCCAAGCTCGCTGTGCCATTCATCCGCCAAGTGCGGGGCACTCCCAAGGTTCCGTTCGTTCACCAACCAAGCCGCCATCTTGTCCCCGACGTGGACCATTCGAGCCATCCGAAATTCCAGCTTGGCACTTCGGGCCCGCTCGCGCTTCACCTCTCGTTGCTGGCACTCGATCACGTCGTGAATGGGGACGCCGCCTTTAGGCCAAGGGAGCGGGCTTATCGTCTGGCACCCGCACACCGGGCAAACTTCCGGATAACTCACAACCCCTCCCCCTTCCTCCACTCCGCCAACCTCCTCGCCATCTCCTCCCCGCTGAGCACCTCGCCCACCGGCTTCCCCTGGGGCGGCTCCGGTGCCTCCGGACGGCCCGTCGCCCGGAGCACCGCGGCCTTGGCCGGATCCCGCTTGGGCGTCCGCTCCCGGGCCCGCAACTCCGCCAGATCCTCCTCCAGGAAATCCGGAGACCCGACGAAGTTCCGGAACGTCAACGACCGCGCCGGAATCCCGAACCGCACCCGCCGCCGATTCTCGGCGATGAGGTCGGTGATGTCCTTGGCCCGGATCCCGCGCTTCCAGACGTGCCACCACGCCTCCTCCCGGGCGAAATCCAGCGTCACCTGGAGCCCCGTCCCCGCCACGTAGGCGTCGTGCATCGCGCGGATGTCCTGTTGCGCCTGGGTCATTGGCCCTCCTGCGAAAGTTTCCAGCGGCGGAGCGCCTCCTGGCGGGTCCCACCGAACCGGATCACCTGCGACCCGCACCCGGCATCCAGGCAACTCGCCGCGTAGTACGGCGGCGTCCCCTGCATGATCGGGTCGCACTTCCACGACGTCGGCAATCCCCCGCACTCCGCGCAGCGGACCTCCGCCGGCGACAGCGTCATGTCATGCACCCCCTGGCTTGGCACCGAGATCATCGCACCCTCCTCCACACCGGCTCCACTGACCGGCCCCGGATGTTCGTGCCGCGCCGGACCAGTTCAAAATGGCCCGACTTCACCCCCACCAACCGCATCCAACTCGATGCCTTCCACCGGTCCCAGCATGGCCCCACCGGGAACAACTCTTTGATCCGAGTGAGACCGATTTCCTCGCCCACCTGCACCGCGTTGAGCACGCGGTACAGCCGCAACCCCCGCCGCCGCGGCGCCTTCTGCTCCAGCAGCCGCATGTAGTGCGCCACCGGGAAATCGAGCGGCCCCTTGTCCAGCGCCTCGTGCTGCTCCGCCAGCCATGACTGCCTGCCCCAAACCCGGTCCATCCCCCAGTGCTTCGCCAGCCGCGGAGACTCCTGCGCCAGGTGCCACTCCACGCACGCCTCGGCCACCTCCTGCCAAGGCTCCGGCAACCCCGGCGGAATCAACGTCGCCGCCCACATCAGCGGCTGCAGCGCATCCATCCGCTCCGTCACCACATACCACCCGCGAATCTGTCCTCCCATACCTCCTCCTTTCCTCAGCCCCTCCGCCACCTGTCTCCCCGGCCTGTTCAGGCCTTCTCCTTCGTCTCAAACGAGACCGACGGCGAACTCTCCGTCGTCACCGCCGCGATGATCGCCCGCGCCTTCGCCCCGCCGATCAACTCGTTGGCCAGGTCCCGGATGTTCTCCACCGGCTTGTACTTCACGACCGGCTGGAAAAGCTGGTTCCAGAGCTTGCCCACCTTCTCCTTAAGGCTTGCCCCGGCCTTGCTCTCCGCGTCCACGGAGGCCTTCAGCTTCGGCCCCGGCTGGGTGACCCGGGCGATGCTCCCGTCCGTCCCATCCAGGACCACGCTCCAGCCGCCGCCGTTGGTCGCCTCCTTGTTCGGGTTGGCCTCCCCTTCGACGATCAAGTCCGCCTTGATCTCCTTCAGCCGTTCCGTGCTCTCCTGGATCACCCGATCCAGTCGGATCGCCTCGTCCACGAGGCCTGCCAGTTTCTGCTTCGTCATGTCAGTGTCCGCTTTTGTTGCTGTTGTAGATTGACCACGCATCGACGGCCTCCTGGTCGTCCTGCGCGGTCGAGAAATGCCGGCGCCGCTCCGAGAGCACGCCCTGCTGGAAACCGTGGATGTACGCCGCAAAGAACGGGTCATCCGTCGCCCGCCCGGGGAGCCCCGCGTCCCGCTCCGCGCCGTCGTGCTCCGCCGCGTCGATGCGCGCGTCCCGTGCGATCTTCACCCAGATGCAGGCCAGGATGATCGCCCCCGCGCTCGCCACGATGCAGGCCGTCGGCAGCAGCGCCTGGCCAATGGTCAGGGCCGCGCTCATCGCGCACCCCCCTTCACCGTCAAATGCCGCAGCAGCCCGTGATGCTGCACCGCCTTCCGGGCAGCATTCAGCGCCTCCTGGACGCTCGCGTAGGCCGGGTCCGTGTGGTCATCGTGGATCTCCTTGCCATTGATGGAGAGCTGGAGAAACCACAGCGGGCTCGCCCCCTGCGGCGCTTCCACCGACACCCGCACCAGATTCTCCGCCTCGGGGAACAGGCTTTGGGGCGCCGGCGTGGAGTACGAGTTGTCTTCGGGGAAGTTGCTCATACCACCCCCTTGTTTTGGCGAATCACCCGTTTGATCCAAAGCCCTAGTCCGACCTTGCACGTCGGCACATCCATGGCGATGTGGTAGGCATCAGTTCCGCGGAGCGTTTGCTCGATGCGTTCCAGCGCCTGCATCGGTGTGATGATTGGGGCCATCTGCCGTGAGATTCTTCCTCTCATACCACCCCCTCATTGCTGCGCGCGATGGCGTAGGCGATGATCACCTTGCCCCACCCGAGACGCCCGTCGTTCGCCTCGGCCAGATCTCGCGCATCCTCCAGCAGCTTGCACCAGGCCCCCAAGCCCTCCGCTCCCACCACCTCCTGCTGCACCTCCAGCGGGTTCCGCGTGAACTTCCGCTCGTGCGCGAAATCGTCCCGGTAGCTCACCGTCAACTTCCGGTCCGGCGCCGGGTCCAGGCCGAAGGACTCGGCAAACTGCTCCAGGATGTCCTGCGGCACCGCCGCCGGCAGCGAGATCACCATGCCCGGCGACCGCCGACGCCAGAGCTGCCGCAGCGTCCGGTGACTCGCCAGGCTCTGCCGCAGCGCCTCCGTCGCCACGATCACCACCCCGCACCGCCGCCGGTCGTGCAGCTCCCGGATCCACTCCAGCGTCTGGATCCCCGTCGGCCCCGTCAGCGCCTGGTGCGCCTCATCCACCACCAACAGCATCGACTCGTCGAACGAGTCGAAAATCCGGCGCGAAATGTCCTCCGTGCGACGGTGCTGGCTCAGCCCCATCCGGCCCGCCAGCTCCGCCTGGAACTTGCCGAGCGCCCCGCCCGTCGGCATCCGCACCAGGATCGTCGTCCCGTGGTTGTGGCACCGGGCAAACTCCGTCACCGCCGTCGTCTTCCCGATCTGCGAGTCGCCGAAGACATAGGCCACCCGATGCTTCCGCAGCGCCGCCTGGCACACCCGCCACACTGCCTTGGTGATCGGCGTGTGGATGAACCCCTCCGCCGTGATCGCCTCCGACTCCTGGAGCCGCCGGCGCAGCCGCTGCACCGCCCGCGCAAACGCCTCCAGCGACCCGCCCGATTCATTCCGGCGCCCGGTCAGCACCTGGTACACCGTGTTCGCGTCGTACGGCTCGCCATTGTCCTTCAGCAGCCGCTCCGCGAGCTGCGCCCGGCTCATGCCCGAGTTGACGCCGTGCCGCTGCACCCAGCGGATGGCGTCCCGGACCTCCGGCGGCAACGTCTCCGTCGCCTTCATCACCAGGTCGGTGGGAATCCCCCACCGGCTGATCCGCTGCACCCGGATCTCCTCCGCCGCCTCGGCATTCTGCCGCGCCAGGCTCACCTCACCGGCCGGGGCCAGCGCCCCATCCAGCCTCTCCTCCTGTTCAATCGTGACACTCATCGTTGCTCCTCAGTTCGATGCGTTCCTCCACCTCACCGTGCTCGGGCTCAGCCCCGCCCACGGTGACCACCTCCACCGGCGCTCCGTGCTCAGCCACGGTGTCGGTGTCGGAAAACTGTTGGGCCATCGCCGCCCCGGCCTCGCGGTCCCGCTCCGCCTGCCGCGCGGCCCGCACCGCCGGCGTCCGCTCGCTCATCAGCGCCAGCGCCTCCGCGTTGTGCCGCAGGTCGGCAATCCGCTGTTGCGCCATCTCCCGGCCCAGAGCAGCCACCGGCGCCAGCCGGTCGGCGAGGACCGTC